AGAGGAATACCAATATTTGGAAGAAGGCCTTCTTCGAAGCACATGTAGTCAACTTGTTTTGAAAGTTCGGGATGAATATTGTCTGTAGCAGATTCATAATCACCAGAAATAAATTCTAGTTCACTTTCACTATAACCACGAGCATACCAATACTCTCGTGAACGATGTACTAAGTCTTGCACATCCACTGACTGAGCCTGTCTACCATAAAGTAAACAGGGATGATTTCTCATCTGATCGGAGATACATTGTTGGAATGGTTTTCCTGCTGAATACTCACTAGATTCGATAGTAGTTATACTTCGAACTTTAAGTGGTTCACACAGAAAAGCAGACCGACCGATACCTCCATTCTCAGGACAGAATGAATATGCAAAATAGGGTACAGGACAAATACCTTTGTAGTGCTGATCCAAAGTCAAATTAACATCAATCACAGGCTTATCAGAACAATAAGTAAGTGATTGACATGTAGACTCAGAACAAGCACTAGAAGAAAGACAAGAAGATGAAGAATTGACAATCTCTTCAAATCTAACTTTCTTAAAGGAACGAATAACATTAAGAAATGTAGATTCCTCAAAAGGTACTGGTTCACGTATAGAAGTTATAGACTTCTCATACTTATCTTTAGCGTAAGATAAGAACGATTCAGGAACAGGGAGGGAGCCCTTCCTAGAATAATTGAGTGAATTGGCAAAAAAGATTGCCTTTCCACTCTTTCTTCTAAGAAGTTCTGTTAGTCTTCGAGTATATCTAGTACCAAAAGGAAGAAACAGACGAGCACCCTCAGGGCGGACAGGAAGAACTGATTTTAATGCAACAGAGTATGAACAACAATAATAATATTTAATATTTTTTGTCGTTTTAATCTCGTCATTGCATATCAGTCTCTTCAAATAGCTATCTATCTGATGAAAAGAGGTGAAACTCTCAACAAAAGACGGATAAACTAAACGAAAAACCTCGAAAAAGTTTATGAGAAACATAAAACTTTGCTCGAGTTCGTACCTAGTAGCACCCAACAAACAGGGATACTTTCTTATAAGAAATTTCAGATACCCATCTGAAATTTCATTTAAGAAACCAGCGAGATTAGTCTCGCGAGATCCCAACTCACAATCAATAACCGTAAGGAAGAATCCCTTGTTTTTAAAAAAACAAGGATTCACTTTAACACGGTTAGTATGTAGAGGCGATTTTGAATTAGAACTATTAAATTCA